AGTGGGAAGAGTTGCTTATTTGACAGACAGGCTAAAGACAACTTATTGCAGAGATACTATTCTTGATCCTGTGGGGGATAAAGATGGCTACTAAGAAAAAGAAATCTACAAAACAAGAACGAGTAAAGCCTTGGCCCAATCCAAATGAGGAAGTAGACCTTGCGCGAAAATACAGACCACAAACTCTTGATGAATTCAAGGGAAACGCATCGCTCAAGAAATCAATCCAATCTATGGTTGATAAAGACAAAATCCCTCATAATATCTTATTCTATGGTGATCATGGCAGTGGAAAAACAACACTTGCTCGTATTCTGGCAAAACAACTTGGTTGTTCCAAATTCGATATGATGGAAATTGATACTGGTGATTTCAGTGGTGTTGATACATCACGAAATATCAGGCGAAAAATGAACACAGCACCAATGAGCGGCCCTGTGAAAGCCTACATCTTTGATGAGGTTCACATGCTCGGTAGAGGGGGTGATAGCTCTAAGAATGAGGCACAGAACGCATTGCTGAAGGCTCTTGAAGAACCACCAAAACACACGTATTTCTTTCTCTGCACTACTGATCCTCAAAACCTTATTGGAACAATCAAATCAAGATGCACTCAATTCAAAGTATCTGCTCTGTCAGAAAAACAAATCCATGAGCACGTCACTGAAGTTGCAAAGAAAGAGGGAATAAATCTTCCAAAGAAAGTATCATTACAAATAAGTCGTGACAGTCTTGGTATTCCAAGAGATGCAATGAAAATCCTGATGAAAGTTTTGTGGCTTGACAATGAAGAGGATATGCTCACTGAAGCAAAACAAGAAGCAGAAAGGAGAGAACAGGCAATTTCTCTATGCAGGCTCATGGCAAAAGCAAACAGTAAAACAAAATGGAGTGAGTTTGCTGAAATACTGAAAAATATTGATGAAGACCCTGAACAAGTAAGAAGAGTAATTAGAGGTTATTTCTCCAAAGTGCTGCTTAGTGGAGATGAGAGTGCTGCAATACCATTGGATGTGTTCAAGACTCCTTTGTATTCTATTGACAATAGAAACGAACTCATTCGCATGGTATATGAATGTTACAGTGAGATAACCTCATGATGAATTTTGTTAAATTCTTTTCTTTATTACGATATTAACTAAATGAGGGGGTAACATGAGCAGTGACGATGAACTAGACATTGAACAAGACAGACAAATAGATGCTGATGCATTGGACGTTGCATGGCTAGAGCAGCCAAATTTGTATTATAAGTATTCCAATGCAATGGGTGACGCAATGGATGAACGTAATCAAAAAGTCGTGGAGGTGGATGAACATAAAGAAAAAGTGAACAAAGTGAAGGCAGAGTTAGATGCTGAAATTAGAGATGACCCTGAATCTTTTGATCTTGAAAAGGTAACTGAGTCTTCCATTCAATCAGCAATCATTCGATCTGAAAGATATCAATCAGTTCTTAAAGAATATCATGATGCTAGGAAAGAATTGAATGAGGCACAAAATAAAGTGAATAAACTTTATTCTTGTGTAGGTGCAATGGAACAAAGAAAGGGTGCCTTGGAAGGGCTTGCTAGACTTCTCAATCAACAATACTTTGCTACTCCAACTGAACCAAAACAATTGTCCGAAAAATATCATGAGAAAACAGCAAAAGCGAAAAAAGGAGCTAGAGAAAAAGTAAAGAGACAACGTAAAAGGAGAAAATCTGAATGACGTGGATGATGCTTTTGGTAATTATAATTGTAATCTATATTGGATTGGGCATTGTCATTCCTTTTGGATTTATATTTGGTTACTCAGGTATTATGAGAATCAAAATAAACAGTTTACATACACTAAAACAAAAGGAACAAGAACTACAAGAGCAAGCCAACAATTCCAAAAAATCTCACATGCACGAATCTTCAACCACTAAACATCAATAGGAGCTTGCCATGAGCAACATGAGGAAGAAGGCAAAGAAAAAAGCTGAAAAAGATCAGAATCGTGGTGGAAATTACAATCTTGCCATTCCTGAAGGCACTAAAACATGGGCACCTAAAAGCAAAGGCCCTTTTAGGCTTGATGTTATTCCTTATCAAGTAAGTGTCGGCAATCATCCTGAAGTTAAAAAGGGTGAGCTTTGGTATCAACGCACTTACTACGTTCACTTTGGACTTGGTGATGATGGCAAACAGTCTGGTATTTGCCCCAAAACTATTGGGAAGCCTTGTCCTGTGTGTGAAATGTATAAGGAACTTGTTAGCAGCGATGATGAGGATGATCGTGAGGCTGCTAAGAAGATCAAGCCCAAAGAGCGTGAGCTTTACAATGTGATTGATTTGGACGATCAAGATTCTGGTGTTCAGATTTTTGAGTATAGTTTCCATCTGTTCGGTAAGGGCTTGAGCGAAGAAATCAATGAGGCTAGTGAGGAAGAAGCTGGATTTGCTGAACTTGAGAATGGGAAAACTCTCAAGGTTCACTTCAAAAAAGAAAGCATTGGTGGTGGAACACCTTTCTGGCAACTTCGCAGAGTTGATTTTGTGGATCGTGAAGACTACGAAGAAGATATTTTGGATGAGGTTCACGATCTTGATAGTCTACTCAAGGTGCCTTCCTACAAAGAACTTCAATCTTTGCTTTCTGGAACTGATGAGGAAGAAGAGGGCGAAGAACAATCCAGTGAGGAAGAAGAGGAAGAAGAAAAGCCTGCCAAAAAGGGCAAGAAATCCTCTAAAAAGAGGAAATCTGAAGATGAGGATGAGGGTGAAAAGCCTGCCAAAAAAGGTAAGAAATCCTCAAAGAAGAAAAAGGATGAAGATGAGGGTGATGATGAAGATGAGGACAAAGGCAAAAAGAAATCTTCATCTAAACCCGGCAAGGCCGCATCCAAACCCGGCAAGAAAAAGAAAAACAAGTGTCCCGGTGGAGGCACATTTGGTGAGGATACAGATGAGCTAGATGAGTGCAACAATTGTGATATTTGGACTGAGTGCCAAGAAGCATACGATGAAAAATACGGTGAGGATGAAGACGACTAAAAATCACTGACAACTGAAAGGGGGCAGTTACGCACTGCCCCTTATCTTATGGAGGCTCATGATGGCGAAGAAGAAACGTGTTGGTAAAAAGGAAGCAAAGCTTCCAGAAACACTCATTCCTACTGGTTGCACTACCCTAAACTGTGCTTTATCTGACAATCCATATGGTGGGTATAGAAAAGGCACAATAGTTAATGCCATTGGTGACTCTTCGGCAGGTAAATCCATTCTTGCATTCACTACATTTGCTGCTGCCAATGCCGCAGGATTACATAAATACCGATTTATTTTTGATGATGCCGAATGTGGGGCAAGTTTTGATACGTAAACTTTGTTTGGGGAAAAGGTTGCTGAACGCATCGAACCCCCATCTCGTGATAAAAATGGAGATGAAAAGAATTCTGATACCATTGAAGAATTCCATATGCATGTAGATCAGGCTTTGAGAAGGCAGCACCCATTTATTTATGTATTGGATTCATTTGATGGATTGTCTTCTGAGGCAGACCGCAAAAAAGCAAAGGAACAAATCAAGCAAAAGGAAAAGGGCAACGAAGAAACCACCGGCAGTTACGGACAGGCCAAAAACATCAAGATCAATGAAATTCTTCGCCTGATCAAAGGTGAATTGAAATCCACTAATTCTCTACTGATAATCGTTTCTCAGGTCAGAGACAACATGGAAGTTGGTTCTTTTACCAAGAAACGCAGGGCTGGCGGAAGGGCACTCAAGCACTATTCTTGGCAAGAATTCTGGCTAAAACTTGGAGCAAAACGCACTGCCACAGCAAAAGAAAAAAAGATGATGATTGGTGTGGATTCAATTGCTGATATCACCAAGAATAGGCAAACAGGTAAGCAACGACAAGCTAAGTTTCCAATTTATTATGATCTTGGCATTGATGATGTAAGCGCATGTGTGGATTTTCTTGAGGAAAACAAGCATTGGCAGAAAAAGAAACAAACTCTGGTTGCTCATGAATTCGATACGGAAGCTACTAAAGCCAAGATAGTGGAATATATTGAAAATAACAATTTAGAAAGTAAGTTACAAAAAGTTGTCGGTACCTGTTGGTCTGAGATCGAAGATAGTTTAAAATTGAAAAATAGGAAGAAAAGATTTAGCTGAACTCAAACAAAGGGGAAACTATGTCTGAATCAAGGTATGAAGATGCGCCCAAATCTGTGATCCGTGTAGTCAAGCAAATGATCAAAAATGAATTTCCAGTGATGCGTGAATTCAATACCAAGGTTATTCTTGATACAAAAGGTATGAAGTCCAAGGGTAAGCGTCTGTTTGGAAAGCTGAGAAAAGCAGACGACTTGAACAAGTTTCTATCTAAAGCTGAGGAAAACTCATTTGAAGGCTATACTTTTGTGATGATTCTCGATAAGGAACTAGTTGAAGCTGCTCCAAAAAGTGACTTAAAGCGTGTTGTTTTCCATGAGCTTAATCATGGAGGAATGGATGAAAAAGGCAAACCAATCTTAATTGATCATGACTTTGAGGGGTTTTACGTAGAATTGGATTATAATAATGATGATCCTTCATGGAAAGAAAGATTGGCCGCCTTGTTAGAACATGGAGGCTAATATGGTAGACAGAAGAAAATATTTGAGAAGGCCAAGTTTTATCACTTCAGGTAATTTTGTACCTATGTCAGAAGTATCTCACAAGGAGATAAAAGCAATACCATGTAAGATCACAAATATAAGTAGTACTGGTGACGGAATTTCATTTTGCTCTAATCATAAACTTCAAAAAGGACAACTGGTTCGTTTACTTATTGGAAAAAACAACGATATCTATATTGTAGTCAGGCATGAGCCTGCCACCAATCTTGAAAATGGAAAACACTGCTATGGTCTTCATAAGTATTTATGGTCATTTGACGATTATTCTTCTGCATAGCAACTATCAATGAGGCAAGTCATGAGAACAATGTTAGTGGACAGTCAATTTCTTTGTTACAGGGCAAAACTGACTACAGGAAGTTTGCAGTATCAAGGTGTTTCAACTGGAATTATGTTTGGTTTCATAAACCAATTACTCACCGCTGCTAAAAAAATCCAACCGCATAGAATTATCTTTACTTGGGATAGCAAGAAATCTAAGCGGAAAGAGATTTTGCCCTGTTACAAAGAAAAACGCAGAGAGAATCAAACTGAGGCAGAAAAGGAAGAATGGCAGGCAGCATTCACCCAATTCAATCAACTCCAAACTCAAATATTGCCCCGTATTGGTTTTAATAACAATCACATACAGTC